AGAAAATTATACCTACGTGGAGTGTAGGTGTCGATTATTATTTGTTGTCGTTCCACCTAACAGACCTGTTGGAAATCCCGATAGCCGATAAGAAGTCTACCAGGTTACTTCTTACCCCGACCAAACTCCTAAAAGTGAAACCCGACTTGCTAACAGACCTGCTAAATGGATGAATCTTTTGAAGATGAACTTGAGGCCAGCGATACCTCGAGACTTCGCGCCTTCCTAAGTCAATTGGGATTGGCAATCACAATCGTAAACGAACCACTTTATGAAAAACCCGGTTATTGTTATCTAAAGATCTTTCCAACTGAGGTTCAGGAGAATGCATCTGTTTGTTTGGGCGAATATCCTCTCTTGAATAGAGTGAGGGAATACGCTCTAGTGAACAAAATATCATTCAAAACCACACGCGGAGCCATCGAGACTTTCGGTGACGTAATTCATATTGGCGCTGGCAACTCAATTATCACTATCGATACCCTGGCTTTCGAGGCAGGTGACAGAGATATGAGGGTTGGTGGCAGAGGGTATTCGTTTTTGGGTAAAGTGATGGTGGTAATTCCACCTGACCAGGTTCTGTTCTTCTACTGGTCAACTCTGGGAATGTTGTCTGTAACAACGATGCAAATCCTACCTCGGATCCCATTTCCAGAGTGGATAAAACAAGAGTTCTTAAGCATTCTGTATTCGATCGTTTTTAACTTAATGATAAGTTTGACGAGTGTATTTGCTGTAGCTGGTTTGGTGGATCTACTCTACAATCGAGTATATTTCTCCTCCAGGGTCAGCGAACTACTTAGCGGACCAGATGCCGTTCTGATGGATTCCGAAGATGGATCGGAATTCAACTTTTTCAATAGCTCTAGGGCACGACCTTTAAAGATCGGATCCTTGAAGCTAGCCAACGCCACTCCAATTGGAGTGGGCTCACCAGTCGACTATAGCTCAGCCCGCGGAAACATCCGCGACGAGTCCGTTGCAAGAGTCGATTGGGAAGATAAACCTCCGGTTTGGAGACCCTACGCAAAACAAAAGGTGGGAATATCTCCAAAGGTCGATAGCGAAATCAGAAGTCTGATCAATGAGAAGGCTCAGTCTATCGAAGTGACCGTCGCCAACGTCGGAATGTCAAAACATCCTGTGAACTCCGCATTCAGGGCGATCGCGAGAGAGGTTATCAAGCGAAAAATCCCCGTGGGATCACGAGTTTTGGTGATGGACAACCCATCAGCTTGGCCGTTGGATGGATGCGTTTTTAATCTCGCTACCATCGACAACAGAGATCCGGTCAGAAGGCAGGAGAACGCAAAGTTCATTGCCACAAAAAGAGACGAAGGTCACGAAGTGGAATTCGTAGAGGAGAGGTTGCAAGACATTGATGGCAACTACGATGTTCTGGTTTGCGTCCATTCGTGTTACGATATCTCCCCTAGCGATTTCTTTAAATCCGCCTATCGACTCAATGTGAAGCGGATTTTTAACGTCATGATTGGGAACCTCTCATTGTTGACTGATGACTTCGGGCTGCTACCTCTTCAAGAGATGAAATTCAGAAGGGTGAAGCCCGATGGCACAACTTGGTTGGTGTTCGAACACATTGGAGAATCTGGCTTCGTCTACCACCATCAATATGGGTACGTCAGTGACCATTTGCGGTGCAGAACTGCTTTCGTAGACTGTGATGATGACGGTCTGATCGGGTATCGCGGTGATGTGTGCCAAGATTTGATGGACTCGGTTGTGGTGGAATTTGCTCTGTGTCGTTCAGTCAAGGTAATGAACGAAATCTTGGTTATGAACAACCATCACAGCGCCGACATTTGCAAGATCGCAATTTACGATGAAGTGCGACACAGGTTTTGGTTCAGACTTATCGAAGCTGAGATCCATTTCCTGCCGGTGACCTACTTTAATCGGGTGACAGCCAGCATTCAGCGCCAGCGGAATCCGACTATTGCAGGTTTAGTGGCAAGTGTTGAGAACCTTGCCCCCGCATGGGACAGAGCGGCTAAAGAACCGTTAATCCACAATTATTATGGAAAATTGGTGGAAAGACACGGCGTCATTACCAGTTTGGCGAGATGGGCCACTTGGTCAGCGCTTTCTAGTGATGCTAACGTCGTCGAGTACGATAGTTGGTGGCAATATTATTTCGGTTGGTTGTTACCGCGGTACTGGAAGAATATTTCTGAGCAAACTTATTGCAAACTCATGAAGGAAGCCACTATTTCACGGTTCGAACCCACAGCCACGGTCAGGGCCGCCAGAATCAACGCTCTCACGTTGAGTGGCACAACCAAATTCACTTCGCTGCTTGCCGAAGCACGAGCAGTCAGAAGGGCAAGAAAAGCGGACCATTTGATCGAACCGATTGAGGAGGTGGTCACCACCCCCGAAGTTCGAATCTTGATCCCTGAAACTGGTTATAATGAGAGCACTTCAGAACAGTGCGAATCGAAGACCGGAGAAACGAGCGAAGAGGAATACTCCGCCCTCGATGAAGATGTGCCCATGCCGACTTTTAGAGAAGAAGTTGAATCCATAGAAGATCACCCAAACTTGGAAGGCGGTGTTCTCAGCGGGATTGGAGGAACGATTTTTGAAGAGAGAATCCTCGACGTTCTTTCAAGAAACGAAATCGCGCTTCGAGAAAACAGTCTCATCTTGGAAGAATTTCGTGTCACTCGTGCCAACTCACCAAGTGATGGGAGTGAACCCGCAGTGGCTGAGCAACCGACCCGATCACCAGCACTGCCAACTCGATTGGTTTGTCCTTTGTCTGGTTCCACAAGTTACAAAGGGAATGACATTTGGACCAATTCTGAGTTGGCCGACATCACCACTGGTAGATGCGACTACGGAAGGAGTTGTAAAGACACGACCGGAACTTTTCTCGGTTGTTTGTTCAAGAGCCCAGTCCAAGTCGCGTTAAGATTTACGGAACCAGTTGGTGATGTCGTCGACGACATCGTCGATCGACACGGGATCGTGTTAATCAGCAAGGGATTCATCTACAAACGTGGTAAGTCAATTGCGAACCACACTATCGTTATCGAGCGAATTGGAGACAGGTTCCGCCGGATTTTGCCAACGGAAGAAAAAGGTTGGTCGGCAAATTTCTCAAAGTTGATCGATCTCGATTCATCCTCCGCGAATGAATTCTTACTGGTTACAAACCATGACCTAAGATCCGGTGATCAAGGTTGGTGCTTTTACAAGGCAGCAGCCACTTCCTCAGAGGAGTTGAATACATGGATCGGACGTGAAGAGGACAGAACCACGAAGGATACTTGTTCTCCGAAGTGGATCAAAGACGTCATTGCCAATTCTGAGATCATCGTCTTATGGAACGGAAAAGCTTACACCAATGTGACGGAAGACAAATGGAGACTGCCTTCCGGTCTGACCAAGGTGTTGGTTGTTTCCCAGCACCACGTTTACATCCCGAACATTCAGTTCAAAAGATGGGAAGTGGAGATGTACGTTAGAAGATCTGCTAGTGCTTGGCCCAACACTCTGTACTTGGCTGGTGAGGTCTCACACGCAAGAGCCAGGATTGAGGAAAACGCCATTCTCGCTTTGAAGTTATCGGAAATGGAGTTGAAGATCTCCAGTCCTCGCAAATTGAGCGTTTTTGAGGCATTGCGATACAACATCGCCATGGAGCAAGCCCTACTGAAAAGTTTCGATTTTGTGCTCAACACATTCAATGCTAGGCTCTACCGAGCCACAACAGAATTCTGGATCTACGACACTCTTCAAGGCAGATTTCTGAATGGCGAACCGGATGAAATCTTTTCCGCTGCGTGGGATGGGACTGACTTCATTGAAGTCAGTTGGTCCCACGATCTGAAAAGGTATACACACGATTCTTCTTCGAAGTTCCTGGTGATGCAACAAGATCTAACTTACCTTAGGGAAAGAAAGATAATCGAAACGTATCACAACAGATTGGATGAGTTGTTCGATTTTGACTTCGACAAGTTGCACTGCACATTGGTCGATGGTGTTCCAGGTTGTGGAAAGACTACTTCGATAGTACGATGTCATACGCCTGGTGTTGATCTGGTAGTGACTGCCACAAAGAGCGCTAACGAAGATTACTTGGAGCTAAAAATCGGACCAAAAACCCACTATCGCACCTATGACTCATGTCTAGTCAATCCGGTTCCTCCGGCTGTCAAAATGTATGCTGATGAAGGATTGATGGTTCATGCAGGTGAACTCCTGCTGGTAGCAATGAAAGTTGGGTGCGAAGAAGTCGTGGTATACGGGGATAGCAAGCAAATCCCATTTTTGAATCGCGCTGGCAAATTTGCTATGAAACGGCATTTGATGACTTTCGACTCAGTGAAGAGCGAGTCGACAACTTGGCGATCGCCAAAATGCATGATTCCGATTCTACGGCAATTTTACCCTGATATCATCTCCGGCAGCACACGTGAAGGAACTGTGTCCGTCGAGAAGATAAGGGTTGCCCCGACTCTCGGCGAAGAGTTCGATCTTGTGATGACGTTCTCCAAAGAGGAGAAACACCTGTTGAAACAACAGTGTCGCACACAAGTCTTGACAGTCCACGAATCTCAGGGAAAATCCTACAATAATGTCGCTCTCGTACGTTACAAAATCCAGCACAGAAAAATCTACGACAGTGAGCCTCATATTATTGTTGCAATCAGTCGCCACAAGGTCTCGTTGAAGTACTTCACGGTCGACATCACTGACTCGACCTCACGAGCTTTAACTGTGCGAGCTTCTAAAGCTGACCAAATGATCACCAAGCTGAAGTCCGATATGATGCCCGTCGACATTTCGGGTACAGAACCTCCTGACGAAGTGGAAAGAACCTCTAAGTTGAGGACAACCGAAAGGTTGTTCTCGTCCTTGGGAACATTCATTCAAATGACGAATATGTTCCACTCCGGTGGCCGCAGTTTATTGGTGGCAAGGCACGCATTGTCAACGATAAAATTGGTCAACAGTGGTTACGAAGAAATTTCGATCGGAGAAGTCCAAATGTTTCTGGATACAGTTTATGAACCGGTAGACGAACTAGCGGTGGAAAGAATGAGAAATGAGGAAGTCTTCCCTCTGGAACCCGAATTCGCGGTAGATTACTCAAAGTTGATGGCTTGGACCCCAAAGCGTTCAGAGTTCTGCACTCCGATCCTCCGGACCGTCCAACCGGACAGATTCTCAGGGAGTTTCCTCGAGACTGTTTTGGCGATTAGAAAACGGAACCTGAACCCACCGATGATTCACATCGTGAGAGACCCGAATTTGATCGACGAAATCGCTGGTCAGTTTTTCAAAACCTTCATAGACGATGAGAGGTTGACCGCTGCAACCCAAAAATTCAGTTATGAATCCGATGAATTTTGGCAGGATTGGTTGGCCTCCAGAACGGAAAGGCAGTTCAAATCTATGATCGCGCGCGAGATGGAGTTCGGGAACCCCAACATTTACGCTTCCCATGTGAAACCGGATCAAAAACCAAAATTAGACAACACCCACAATCTTGAATTAGTGGCTGGGCAAGTTCTAACCGTTCACGATCCGTTGTTGACTGCGAAATTTTCGGGGGTGATGCGATGCATGACCGCGATCCTGAAAGAGAGCTTGAAACCGAAATGGGCCGTGAACGATGGAATGAACGCAACCGAATTGAACGGGTTCATGGACAGAATTTCACAAAACGTGAAAAGAACAAAATTTCTCGAAGTGGATTTTTCAAAATTCGACAAGAGTCAGGAAGAAATTTGTTTGAACGTTGTTTGCGAGATTCTTTCTAGGTTTGGAGTCCCGGTGAGGCTTGTCGATGAGTGGAGGAAGTGTCATCAATTCAACACTTTGATCTTCCACTCTTTGGGGGTCAAGGTGGCCACAAAGTTTCAGAGGAGAAGCGGTGACGTTTTGACTTTTATTGGGAACACCATGGTCGCCATGGCTGCAATCTCTTTCTGTTACGATTTGGAGAATGCTTATGGAGGAGTGTTCGGAGGGGATGACAGTTTGATCTTCATGAATGAACATGATGATGTTATCGATCAATCCGGTCAAATAGGAAAAATTTTCAATCTTATTGCTAAAATTGAAAACTTCCCAAGTGCCCCCATGTTCTCTTCACGGTTCCTCGTGAGGGTCAAAAATCATTGGATGTTTGTTCCCGACCCGGTCAAAGTAGTGGTGAAGTTGGGGAGAGGTGATATCTATTGCAAGGAGCACTGTTTGTTGTATCATCGCTCCTTTTGCGATAATTTGATGATGTTTCTAGACTCGGAAGTGCGATTCCAAGTTGAAAAGGTCGTCAAAATCAGATATGAAGACAAATGGATGTCAATGCCGAATGATGTTTCGGTGTTGACGAATTTCATTGCTTCTTTAGTTTCTGACAAATCCAAGTTCTTGGGCCTTTACAAAGGGCAACCAAAGATTTGGTTGAGAAAGCTACCTTCAGATATGAAGGATAGCTTTCAAAAACGACGCGATGTTGCTTATGAGGAATTTGATTTATTGTATGAAGAATAATCAATTCCAACGTCGTGTCGGGTGTTAAAAC